ATGAAAACAGTGGGAATTGTCGCTGCTTGTCTTGCTTTCGTTGCGCTTAACTACCTCGGAGTGGGCGTTTATTCATCGGCGCTAGGGCTGGGATTTGGCGACGTCGGCGGTCAAACGGCGAGCCTGATAGCACTCTGCATAGCAATGTGCGCAGGGATCGTCGTCAGTTCGCTCGTGGTCGCCCTCCGATCGCTTCCATCTGACAAGATTGTCAGCATCCGTGCCTTGGGGAATTATCTAGGCCGTCCCAACACCTTCATCGCGCTCTTGGTGAGCCCAGTCGTGTTTTACTCGATTCTGGCTGGCCTTGGAAATGGCGAGCTAGGATGGCTCCATTATCTGGCGGCATTCCAGAATGGCTTTTTTTGGGAAACGGCGCTTGTTGGCTCCGGCGCAGGAATTACTACGGGGGGCTCTCAATCGCGTGCGAAGCAAGTTTGACCTTCAAAGTCCTAATCTGGGGGTCGCGCGTTCGAATCGCGCCGGGATCACCATTTTTTCAATAACCTAAGTTGCCGATGGCGCTGGATTTCGTGCGCCGCGAGTTTACCGCAATTACCAGCATTTCCGGCGCTTTCCAAACGTTAGCGGGATTTCCAATGCCGACTGACCGGAAACCGAGCGCGGCACCCCGTCGCTGACCGGAAGGCCACGCTGGCGAACGGACGCGCGCTGCATCGGTCGGCCGTTGTGGTCGAGGATGACGCCCTTGTTCATACCCGCACTCCCGGGCGGCGGGCTGAACGGATCAGGCCGAGTTTGGCCTGCAGCTCGCGGACGTAATTGCGCAGGCGCGCCTCGTCGGCGGGCTTGTAGGTCACGCTCTCGCCATTATAGTTCATCGTCACCGCGCTCTTGCCGAGCAGCAGCTTGTGCAGGGCGGCCTCGGCCTCGGCCAACTGGCCGCGATAGAGCGCCTCCTGTTCGGGCGTAAGCGTCGTGAACATCGGTCACCTGTTGTTGAGTTGGCGCATGGCCTCGGCGGCCGTGAGGGTTTTCTTCACCTGGCGAGCCGGACGTGCTTCCGGGGTCGGTTCCGATGCCACCGGCAACTGCGGCGGCACCTGGTTGATGTGATCCTCGAGGTCTCCCTGACGCGGTGGCTCAAGCTTGCCGAGACGATCCTCGATCGCGTCCCACTGTTCCTCGGTCCAGTACGGGATGCCGAGGCGATAGGCTCCGGCAAGGCTCTGGTTGAGCATGTCGAGCACCTCGTTGCGCTGGCCCTTGGGCAGGGTCCAGACGTAGCGGGTGTGGCCGCTGCGGGTCTTCTCGGCGACGCGGCTCTCGGATGTCGCCTGCTGAAACAGGTCATCCTCGAAGCCTCGGGCGAACCGGATGAACCCGGCCCGCTGCGGATCGTCCTTCTTGAAGTCACGGTAGAGCCGCAGTTTGAACGACGAAGCCGCGAAGGTGTAAAACCGCGACGACCACTTCTGCTTCTTCGGCCGGCCCTTGTTGTCGCACTCCCGCGCCTGCGCGATCGGCGGCGCGTTTTCGTTGTTGCCGCCGCGCACCATGATGACCTTGGAGCGCGGATGTTTGCGCACCCAGCTCCAGACATCGTCGGTGTAGGCGTTGCCGTCGATCGCCGTCATGTCGACCGCGCGTTTTCGTCCGGCTTCATCGGTCCACTCCCGCACGATCAAGGCGTCGAGCGCGGCTCGAACTTCCGGTTCCGAGATGTGACCGGAATGGACGCGATAGCCTGGCAGATGGCTGCCTGCTCTATTGTCGATCACGACTCGGTCGACGACTGCGCGAAGGCAGTTCCTGCCGTACCCGACCAGCAGACATTCGACGCGATCACCCTGCACGTCGATGCCCCAGACCAGCGACAGAACGCCGGCGGGGACGATCCCGCGATAGGTGTTCTCGGCAACGGCCGCGCGGTCGCGCAGGATTTCCCAGTCGACAGCCTTGTTGTCCGCCTCGTAGGCGAGACCAAGCCAGTCGTTGAAAAACGTCTGCTCTGCGCCCGATCCGTTCTCGCGTTTCTCCGGGCCACCAGCCTGCACCGAGAGCCATTCACGCGCCAGGTTCTCCCATCGCTCGAATGGCGAATAGGCCATCCAGATCCGGAACGACCGATGGCGACGCGCCCGCTCGGGGTACTTCGCAACCCACTTGGCGCCGTTCCTCGGCAGCGCCATCCATTCCCGGTGATGCTCATGGATCTCGCCACCGCAATGGATGCAGACAAAGTGCGCTTTCTCGGGATGTTCCGGATCGAGATGATCCCGCATGTTTTCCCAGCGCAGCTCCTGCAGCCCGCCGCACTCCTTGTGCGGGCAAGGAACGTGGTAGCTCTCCTGCGTCCCCTCGCGATAGTTCGCCGTGATCTTGCATCCAGGCTCGACCATCGGCGTCGAGATCTTGAAGACCTTGGCGTTGAAGAAGGCCTTGCTACGGCTGTCCGCCTGGACTTCCGGGTCACCGGCATCGTTCATCTGCCACTTGGCAAGGTCATCCTGAACCTGCTTTCGCGGCGAGATCATCGACAGACCCGCCGACGAGTTTGCGCCGGCGGCCTGAATGGAGCCACGACCGTCGACGCGCTCCTTGTAGAGCACCGAATTGCTGGCATCGCGGCCGTTCTGCGAGAACAGCTTGGCGACGGCGGGCATCTCTCGCACCAGCGGCATCAGCTTCGTCTTCGACCAGCGCGACGCGTTCTCCTCGGTCGGGTGGACGTAGAGGAAATCGCCGGGCGCCATGTCGATCGAGCCGAGCGTGAAGATGTTGGCGCAGATGGTGCCACCGATCTGCGCCGACTTTGCAAGGCTCACGATGTTGCATGGATCCTCGGGCGACAGTGCCCGCAGGATCTCCGAGAAGAACGGGACCAGGTCCTCGTTGTACTTGCCCGGATGGTCCGTGATGCGCTCCGAGAACTCGATGTTCTCCTTTGCCCAGGCGAGATAGTCGACGGCAGCGGGCGGCTCACAGATCTCGGCGAGCACGCTGAGCGCGAGCTTCTCCGGATTGAAAACCACCGTCACGGCTGATCGTCCTCGACGTGCTCGTCCATCTCGGCCGCTGCGGCTGCGAACGTCTTTGCCTTGTTCGCCCGGTGCTCCCGGAACGCCTTCAGCATCACGTGCATTGCGTCATGGGTCGAGACCGCGAACTGCGCCGCGAGCGCCTTCGCCATTTCCGGGATGCCCTGCTCCAACCTTTAAGGCCTCGGCCACCCCCTTGACCATCTCGCGGCGGGCATCGTCCGTCAGCATGTGCCGACCGAGCTCGAGCGCTTCCTCGCGCTCCATGCGCGCGGTCGTGATCTTCTGCTGCTTCAGCTTTTCGGCCGCGACCTCGTCGATGAAGGGATCGAGGACGACCGGCGGCTTTTCCCGCGCCGGCGGTCTGGCGACGACATCAGCTCGATCGACGGCAGCTGCTCGATCGACAGCGGCTGGTGCCGGTACCGAACGCGTCGCGGCCCCGTTCGCGCCGAAGCGCTGGTTCGGGTCGAGCGTCCGCTGCAGTTGCTCCATGGCAACCGACGTGCGGATCTTCGCGTTCCGGCCCTCGCCTTCGAGTGCCTCTCCGTGGATTTTCCGCTCGGCGATGTACTGCGAGATGCGCCCGGCGCTGACGCCGACATGAGCGGCAAACGCGCTCTTCGTCATGACTTCAGCAGCAAGGCTCATCTTTAGGGCTCGACTTTAGCGGGCCTCTTTAGGCTCCGACTTTAGGCTTCAAAAAATCGCTCAGACTGAACAACCACCGCGGTGCCAAATACCCGTAGGCCGGACTTCGCCAGGAAGGACCCGCGAACCCGATCGACCGGTCACCGAGCCGTCCGAACCGCCCATTCGAAGGCGGCGGCGAAGTGGTCGTGAATGTTCGCGGTCACATAGCGCTCGGCCGCGAAGAAACGCGCGTTCTTATAGTTCTTGTTCCGCTTGACTGACGTGTCGGAACGAACGCGCGTAGCGCCGGCCCCTCGATAATTGATCTGCAAGTCGGCCATGACCCGGTTGAGAAAACCTTGCGTCATGTTGCCATACCGATCGAGCGGCGCACGCTTTGCAGGGACCGCGACCTCGTTGCGCTTCATCACGCCTCGATCGATCAGCTGTCGTTCGAACGCCTTATGCGTGCGCATCCCGCCTTCGATCTGTGGTCCAAGGAACGCGGTGGCTGGCAATCCGCCCTTGGTTCGATCGCCCGTTGCTACGACAGCCGCCTGTAGGTTCTGCCTGGTCGCCCTGTCATACACCACGCCACGCTTGGCATAGGGCGTCGGCCGATCAAAAACGCGATCCATCTCGCGCTGCACCTCGATCCGCCCGCCCTTTGCCGTCACGTTCAGCGTCAGCATGATCGCATAGGGCAACTGCTTGCGCTCGATATCGCGCAGTGAACGTTCGTAGCCCGTCAGATCGAATTTTATGTGGGCGTCTATCATCGTCCGCGAACCTTCAAGTATGCAAAGCGACCTGACGCGCCTTGTGTACCCAAGGGTTGGACGCGTTGCGAAACCTTGATGGAGGAAAGTTTCGAGCGTATTTTTGATATCTCTAATAGAACGTGTATTTCTATCTTCGCTCTCGGTCTGTTTCAGAAATTGCCATTTGTGGAGAGACAAAATGGAGCCCAGAGATTCCGTTGATAAGAACCTGCTGTATTCGGCAAAGCGACCGTTCCAGATATCATTGACTGCCGTGCTGGCTTTGTTGGCTGTTTTCACCGCCAAGGCCTTTTTCGGCCCACCTGGACTGGTGTTTATTGATGAGAAAGATCATGTGCTCATCAGGACCATCGTCCCGAATATCCTTGAAATCATGCTGTTTATAGTCGCGATCTTGAGCGCATACATTGGCTACAGGCTTATCGTGGCGGCGGGTGCCACTCATGTCCCGATTATACCTCCAGCGGATTATGAACTATTAGCCCCCTTGATCGCCGACGGAAAGACAGATGCAATCAACGAATACATAAAGCTCAGCAGCCTTAGAAAATTTACAGGCAGTTTCACGCAGTTGGGCCTTACTGGCTTGCCCCTCGCCACTATTTTTCTCACGCTACTGTTTTCGGCACTCACGCTGTACGACAGTGCAAATTTTGTCGATCTGACAAAGCTGACCTTGGGCGCGTTCATCGGGTCCTTTGTCCAACGGCAGGTGGAGAGACGAGCCGATGCGGTCGGAGGACAAAACTCTAGTCCTGGAATTACGATAAGAGAGGAGGCTACGCCACGAGCCTCCGCGTGACCGAAGTAGGCTGCTATCTGCCGGGCCATCAAAAGTAAAACCCGCCGGGCTTTCGTCCAGCGGGTCGAACCTGATCTTTTTTAGTGTGGCCAAGCTATGTCAACTTTCTGCCGCGCGCAACGACGTGCAGAAATTTCTATTTATCCAACATTGTCAGTAGCTTGTGCAATTCCGACAGCCGATTTCCATGGTGCACGGATCGGTCGAAACGGCAGCAGTTCATGAGAAACGAGGCACTTCGGAGCCGAAAGGCGGAGGTGCAGCAGCTCCAGGGCCGACTGCCAAAGCCGCCAATCAAGTCGGGATAGGACGTCGCCACGGATGGACCGATCAAGGCACCACTTGCGATAGGCGCCCTTCAATGGCCGCGGGCGACGCTGATCGAAGCCGTTGTCCTCATACTCGTAGATCTTGCCGGTGCGATCCTTCGCCTTGCGCATGACGAACCAAGCCGGCTTGCCCCGATGCTCGACCATGACGACCTTCGGCCCGTTGGCCTGCCAGAATGGGCCACGACCCAACACGGCTGAAGTTATGACCAGCGACAGGATTTGGCGCCCACTCAGACGATCGGCGCGCTTACGGTGCTCGGCTGCAAGCTTCTCGACGACCTCAGCGATCAGCCCCAGCTCATCAATCCAATCAGGAACCGGGTTCCATCCATCCGCGATCTCGAAACCTTCATGAGCAAGAGCACGCACGGCATCACCTACCACCACCGCGTCGGCAGCGGGCTCACCCTCGTAAACGAAGCTCGGGATGGCGCCGTACACATTCGGGCTGCGGTCCACCATCGTGCCTAGCGCTGCCATCTCCAGCATGCCACTCCAGGCGACACCGTATCCCGGCCCAGCGTAGGTACCACCAGCACCGACCTTGCAGAGTTCCTTCGTAAGAGCCCAAGTCAGGAGAGCTTCGATGGTCGTTTTCTTCATCCTCAATTCCTTCTGACCAGTTCTGACCAGTTTATGACTAGTTGAATGTAGATTTTTAGATATTGAAATCAGTTAGTTAGATCAGTCTGACGAGTTTACTTCGCATCACCATGCTTTTCCCTCCGAACCTCCCCAACGCCATTTATTTGAACGTGCGCAAACCCGTCACAACTCATCATAATCATTGTTTTCATTACACTTTCCGCCTTTGAGAACTCATCATCAACTCGTCACGAACTGGTCAGAACTGACCCTGAAAGGAGGGGTTACGGGGAGGCTACGGCAGGTCGTTGGGCCACGGTTCGCGCGGATCGACGCGCCCGGCAGGAGGAGGCTCGCGCATGCCGCCGCTGCTGCCACTCGGCACGTTCTTGAGCCGGATGCCGAAGTAGACGACGCCGGTCGCGGTTCGTTCCTTGCGAAATTTCTTGGACATGACGCGGCCGAACGCGGCGACATTCATCGGCTTACCGCCGTGGTCGACCGTGTCATCGCAATAGGCCTGATAGAGGTCCTTGCCTTGTAGCTGGTCGGCATTGGCGTCCCGCTCGATACATCGGCCAACAAAGCCCGCTGTGCGGTCCATGTCGTCACGATACTCCTGCGTCGCCTTCTCGACCGCATCCGGGATCACAAGGCCCTCGCGCAAGAAGATGCGCACGCCCTCGATTAGCCAGTTGAGGATGCCCGGATGTTCGGGCTCGAAGGATGACACGATCTCCTCGAACTCGCGCCGGTCCTCTTTGGCGATCTTGTTCGGCCAATGGATAACGGCCATGCGTCGCCAGATACCATCATCGGTGCCCGTGATGCGGGGATAGCCGTTGCCGCTCATGATGGCGATGAAGATCGGCAGGAAGTCGGTGTAACCGGAGAAGAGGTCGCGCGCGGTGATCGTCTCGCCGCCCGTCAGCTCCTTCACGAGGTTTTCGCGAAGATCCTCGCCCTCTGGCAACTCCTTGACGCGCAGCAGCCTCCGGCCGTGCAACCGGGCAAGGTCAGGGCTGGCGCTGCCAGAAGATCCACCTTCGCCGATCAAGCTCGTCGCGGGCAGTGTCACCGCGACGTCGCCGAGCAGCCGGCAGAGCGTTTCCATATAGACGGATTTGCCGTTGGCACCGTCTCCATAGTGGAAGAACAGGTATTGTACCGTGATGCCCAGAAGACCGAGGCCGGAGCTGACCTGCACCAGGCGGCGCACATCCTTGTCAGGCAGCTTGCTTTCGATGAAGGCCATCCACTTCGGGCACTTCGCTTCGGGCCGGTAGCGCACTGGCACGATATGGGTGATCATGTCCCGTCGACGGTGGCCCGGTATCACCTCGAGCGATGAATCTACGCAGGCATCGATGTATTCCGGGGCGTCCGGCGTCTCCCTCACGCTCTTATGGCGCGGGTTCTTCCGCCGCTCGGTTTTTCGATGAAAGACCAGCGTCGCATTCTGCATCGCCACCATCATCCGGTTCGCGTTGAAGTCGTTCGGCGAGCGCATGATATGCGGCGCGGCACAGGCGAGCGCCGCCTGCATCTTCGCAACGTTCTTCGATGTCACAGCGTGGTCGAGCCGGCGCTTGACGCGTTTGCCATGCGCCTCCTCGGCCTTGTCCGCCGCGATTGCGAGCCGCTTCTCCGTCGGGTTGCGATCCTCCTCCGGCTTCTTCCTCGCCTCGATCGCCTTGTCGATGAACATCTGTTCAAAGGCGGAAGGCTTGATGAACTCGATCTCTCGCGCGATCCGGTCACCGAGCCGCTGCGCGATCGCTGTCGCCTTCGGCCCGCCGTTGGAAACATCCCAATGCGAACCGGTCCAGACGGCGAATGCCGGCTGTTTCGCCTTCTCCTGCGCCAGCACGATGAAGTCCGTGCCGAAATGCGTGATCAGCCGCTTGCCATTGTCGGTGTCGGAGTGATCGAACTCGGCGCAATACTCGACGGCACCAGTGTCGGGCTCAAGATCGGCCGAGAGGTGAGCCGGCGGCTCGTCCGAAGGACCAAGAGGGGTTTCGGGGTTTTCGGACTTTCGCTGCGCGGCGAACTCTTCCATTTTCTGCGCGACATCCTCGGGGAGGTTCGGTCGCTTCTTGCGTTCCGCCACGTCAATACCTCGTCATCAATGCTGAGAAATCCATTCCGACCGGCGGGCACCAGGTCTCGATCGTCCGGCCGTCTCGGGCCAAACGCTTTTCGGCGCGCACCATCGCGGCCGCGGTGAAAACCGCTTCGCTGTCGCCGTCGGCGAGCAACACGAGCTCGGCGACGTGATCCGCCACCTGCATCGCTTCGTCTGGCGCCTGGTCGGCCTTCGGGACCGGCCCAGCCACCATCACGCGCCTTGGCTTGCCGTTCTTATCGGCCTTCGTCAGGGTCGGATGCGCAAAGCGCGATTCCGGATCAGCCGGGCCGGTCAAGTTTCCGAGATCACCAGCCGCGAAGTAGAAGGTGTCCTGCCGAAACCGCTCGGCGCCGCCGATAGCGAGGCCGTTCTCTATGCCTTCGCCTCCAACCCATCGTGTCGACGAAATCAGGCCGAAAAGCGGGATCATCGAGCCGCGCTTCGTGCCGCGCATCTTTTTCGTCGGCAGAGGTTCGCCCTTGTCATCTCGACCGAGATCCGGCCGGAACTTCGGCTCGCAGTTCAGGTCGATCCATGTCTGGTGGCAACCGGTCACGTGCCCAGCCAGGTCGACGAAGGGCGCGATCATCGCGACACCGACATGACGCGCAATTTCATGGCCGCGATCGTCGCGGCCGTGCCAATAGGTGCAACGCGCATTGCTGCGGAGATAAGCGAACACCTCGGCCGGCATATCGTAGCCGGTGCGCGCCTTCAGATAGGCGGCAACATCGGCATGCGGCTCGGCCGAGGCATTGAAGAAGATGCCGCGTGACTGCTTGACCTCGCGGTCACGGTAATCGTTGTCCTGCTTTTCGCGTTCGGCAGCCGCGGCCTTGTTCTTCGCCTTCTGCGCCGCGATCCGCTGGCGACGCTCGTCAATCTGATACTCGGTCTCGCGCTCGGCTTCATGCGGCAGGGGCTTGCCGAGAGCCTCTGCGCAGGCTGTCAAGAAACCGGCACGCGAGCGCAGGTCGATATGCCCGGCATGGGCAACGAGGCTTATTCCGTCCTTGCCGCCGATGCCGCAATTGCGGCAGTTCCACGCGCCCTTGAGACTGCTGATCGCGAACCGATCCTTGCCCTGACAAACAGGGCACGGTCCCGCGTGATTCCCCTTAAAGCTCGGACCGACGAGACCAAGAGCCGTTGCTGCATCGACAACGCTGATCCCGCGCGCCTCTTCAACGTAGAGTTCCAGCGAGGCACTCATCGAGACGCTAGCCTTGATTGAGTTAGACATTGCTTTACAATTGATCGCTTAATGGAGGCGCGCTGATCATGCGTGATATGTGGGATCGGAGTGGGTGGCTGTTTAGTCTGCTCGTGCTGAGCACCGTGGTCGTTTGCGCTCTCTACTGGAACTCCTTGTTTCCGGCTGGCTTGAGGACTGCCCTTTGCGCCTCTGATCCGGGAGAGAACTGTGTTCGCGAGTGGTTCGCTGCAGCAAGTGGATGGGCTGCAGTGCTGGTCGCCGTTCCAACGCTGATTTACCTGAAGAGGCAAATTCACGACGCCAAAGAAGCGGCGCAGAGCGCCTTCGCTCTTCAGAACTACGGGAATGTTGTTCTCTGTCACAAGCTGTTGAGGGACAGTAGGATGTTGCAGGAAGAGGTGATTATTCAACGCCTCGTTTGGGGGCCGGCCCCCTCCGAGCAGCCTCGATCCATCGAAACCGCGATCGATACCGTGAGCCAGTTGAGGGAATCGTTGGCGATCAAGAGTTTTTTGCAGTTTGAGGACGCGATCGGCTACCCAAAGGACCTCAACTTTGTCGATGTCGGTAGTATCTTGGACATGGCAGAGGCCACCATTCGCCGGGCGCCTTCGCCGCTCAATGGTGATGAGGCCCGCGCTATCGACCGTTCCGTTCGCGAGATGTACGATGTTATTGAGAGATATGTGGCCGATTGCATCCACGCGGCCAAGTCCTACATCAGCGATACGGATCGCATCGCTGGAGTTCACGGGTTCCATCCTCGCGCCACCATTCTTGAAAACTGGCCTCTGTAAGTCTCAGCGGTGCTGCCCACCCCCCTAGACTGCCCAGCATGCAGCGGCGCCAGTTCGCTTTCCCCTGCAGCCCGGAAATGACCGTAGTGCTCAATGGACACTGCTGCGCTCTCGTGGTTGTCGAGCTGGTGAGCGCAGCCGGCACAATAGAACTTGTTGCGGTTCTCGGACCAACCGTACGACGCCGCTACACCGCGCCGGTCCCGGCCCGAAAAACAAAGTTGGCGAGAGCAGTCGTGACACGCCAGGATCACATCATCCTCCTTGCGCCCTCGGCAAGCGTCGTCATCTCAAAGACTGCAAGTGTCGGGTGCGGTGCACGCAGCGGCGCAAGATCGCGGTCCTCGGCGGCCCGGAAATGTCCGCAGCGTTCAAGAGACGTCAGCGCTAGATAAAGCGGATGCCGACCGGGTATCGGCCAGAACATCCGGCCGAGGCTGATAAAGGCAGTGCCCTCATGCCAGCCGAGCAGCCCCAGCAAAGTGCTGATCAAGCGGATGCGATTGAGGTTCGCTTCGACATCGATCCCGAAGGCTTGTGCCGTGCGGAGGCATTCCGGGCGCGACGGCGCGACAACAAGGAGGATGCGCGGTCGCTCCATCATGACCTCCTGCCGAACAGGATCGCCGCCAAGGCAACAACTCCCTGCGTCGCGATGGCAAGCAGCATGAGGGAGTCGATGAAGGTCCAGAACGAATAGAAGATTGCGTTGAACAGCTCCAACATCATGCAGCCTCGCGCCAGCGGATGAGCGCTGCTTCACCCTTGAGCGTTAGGCGCAGCACAGCCGGAACGCTCATGCGGCCCTCACGCAACTGGTCGACATAGCCGCCATCGCGCATCTTCTGCAGGATCGACAACATGGCCTTCTGGCGCATGCCGATGGCGCGCGAAAGGTTGGCATAGGTCACGGTGATGGTCTTTTCGTCGCCGGCCTCGATATGGCCGAGCAGCGCGACACGGTGCTTGCGTGCCAGCGTGCTGCGGTTCTCGACTGACGCCTCATCCTCTGCCTGTGCACCGCCACGAAATGGATTGTGATTGAAGGACAGAACGATGGCGTTGCGCACAGCAGCGGCCGGCACGCGCATCATCTCTGCGACGTCGGGCACGGCGATGCCTGCTTCAGCAGCCAGCAGGCAGAACTCGGTGCGCTGGTACGGCTCGAAGAACCCGATCTTGGCGACTTGCTTTCCCATGGTTCAGCTCCTTTCAGGTAAATTGCTGGATGAGGTTCGGGCGGGAGGCCACAGCCCGCGGCGGTATCGCCGGCGGTTCGGGTGCGGTGACCGCGCCGCCCTTGCGCTTGGCGATCCATGCGGAAAGGCGCTGCCAATCCTCGTCAGTGAGGAAGACGATGCCGCCGAACATTCGGCGCTCACGCCAGGCCGATTCCTGTGCGGATGCCCGAGGGCCAAACCACGCGCCGATGCATTTCGCGCCGTCAGGAAGGCGGAGGATCTCAACCGCATCGCTGACCACCGGGCACCAGTCGGGCGCGTTGATCGTGGCGCAGCCGAGCGCCTCGCCGAGGGCACGCCCCGGATCGTTGGTGACGATGAAGAGGCGGACCCTAGACATTTCCCCTCCCACCAGAGGCCCTCCAGCCGAGAGCAAATATCCTGTGCAAGCCGAATCCAGGGGAATGGCAAACCCATCGAAACCGTGAATAACTGACGCACGCTGAGGGAGAGTTTCGATGCACGAGATCGAATTGGAGTTGATTAAGCTCCTGACAAACCAACCCAAACGATACGGTGGGGAACGAGGCCCAGTTGAGGCGCGCAACGCTGCAGAAATGCAGCCACGGCTCTACGAGAGGCTTTTCGAAACGCTGAGCATTCCTTTCGGTGAAACCGGTGTTAGTGGGAATATGGACACCAGCTGGGTTGCCCTTCGGGAACTGCTTCTGCCGCGCTTTAGCCAGTTTCCAGTGACTGTCAAAGACGAGATGGTTAGGTCCCCAATGCCCGTTCTCGACGATTTTGGGGTGGAGCAATTTAGAAAGGCTCTCACGAAGACGAATCCGCCGCCATTCAAAACCCCAGAGCAAATTCATACGTTCGTCGATTTTTTGGCAGGCGCAATCGTCTTCGAACTGCTTCAAGACCCTCGGAAACTTGACCCTAACAAGATTTCGAACACGGTACGGGAGCAAACAAGGGTGGGGATGATCCGCTACGGGGCCTTGAGAGCGATTTACCTTCGCCTTCAAAGCGACGGAGATCACCTTTCCTTTGGAATGTCTAAGCTCAAGGATGAACTCCAGGTTGCATCTAGTGCAATTGAGCACCTGCGAGAGGTCCAACGAAGCCAAATCTCCACCCAGGATATTGCGATCGAGAGCGTTAATGACGCCATGACGCAAACTGAAGAAAAGGCCTCGGCGCTGGAGAAACGGCTGGAAGAACTCACACACTCTGCGGAGGCGCGTATTGTTGCATCGGAAACTGCAATCAACGAGCGATTGAAGCTTAGAGGTGTAACAAGTCTTTGGGATGATCGAGCCCGACAAGCCGAAAAGGCATTGCAATACAGTATCGGTTGTCTCATTGGTCTCGCGCTTGCGGGGCTCTTGACGGCAGTTTTTGGTGGGCGCGCCATCATTGATTTTGTTAGTCCATTGAATTTCAAGACTTTGGTCCTGAACGCAAGCGCCGGTGGCGTGATTGCACAGCAACTCGGACGCATCTTGGTGGTCTCCGTCCCAGTTGCCGTGTACTTCTGGCTTCTGAAAATTGTAGTCCGGTTCATCATCCGATCGCTGCTGCTCATGGATGACGCCCGGCAAAGGCACACCATCATGCAGGCCTACTTTCGTATCACAACGCAGGACAGCTCTGACGAGCGAGCACTGCCGATGATGCTTTGGGCAATATTCAGACAGGTGCCAGGCCACGGCCCAGATGGTATTGAACCTCCCGACTTCACAGAGGCTATCAATGCAGGTTTGAGGCAAACGCTGCCTTCTGCGAAATGACGTTTCTGACTGGGCTGAAGGCGACCGATGGGTCACTTCACCCTCCCGTCCATGAGGTCAGCAATGCGCTCCATGCTGGCTTCGACCTCAGCGCCATCGCGCCAGGCCTTCAAGGTTTTGCGGATTGCGCGCAGCAGTTCCTTCCGCTGCAAGCCCTTTTCAGAGCGAAGGCGTTCGCGGCGGCTCTGGGGACGAGGTTCGGTCATCGCGATACCTCCAGCTGCCAAGGGGGTCTGATACCGGCGATTGCATAGATGGCCGCGGCCTCGCTGCGCAGGCGCTTTGCGGTCGACAGACCGTAGTCGCCGGAAACGAGACCAGCGCCAGCCAGCGCATGGCGTTCGTCGGCCATGGCGAGTGCCTTGGCGACGGGTACCCTGCCCTGCCCCTCACAGCGCGGGCAATGACCAGCGATCCAGCCGAGTTTTCCGGAGCCCCTGCAGCCGAGGCAGACGATCTTGATGATGCGCGCCTTGCTCATGCAGCACCGCCGATGCGCTGCTGCAGCGCGTGGAGCGCCTTGATCGCCTCATCGATCTCGCGTGTGATTTCCTTCTTCTCGCGGCCGTCGACATGATCGTCGTCGAGTGCGTCGCTGAAGGTGCGGACCACATCCATCAGTTCCCGGTTGAGGTGCGTGAGGTCCTTGTGTGTCGGCTGGGCGACCGCGATCGGCAGGTCAGTACCCTCGACGACCGGGATCACTCGATAGCCGAGAATGTCAGCCATGGCCGTCAGGATGATCGGCGAGCCCGCCTCCATGTCAGCCTCGGTGGCAACATCGATCGGCAGGTATTTGTCGGCGTTGTCCTCGCCGGCAGAGCCGCATTTGGAGAGATACGACGAACGAACGCGCGTAACGTGCTGCAAGGCATCGCCGCCCCCAGCCATGTCGACTGATCGACGGGTCGCCGCCTTTAGCGTCAGGCCCTGTTTGTCAGAAATAGTGCGCAAGCCATCCTCCCTGAAAATCAAGGAAATCGTTTCCAGAAGTCTTTCCGTGAAAGGCGCTCGCCGCGCCCGTAAGGTCTGCCCATCAGATCAAGGGGGACCACATGCAAACCAAGGCACCATCATTCCGCTGCCTCGATGAGTTCGCCAACAGCGTCGCACTTGTTCAGCTTCAGCCAGTCCAATCGAAGGCTGTGCATCGCATCGAGCGTTACCTCGCCAGATGTGGCTACACGGATACGCTCCATGATCGGAGCATCCGGTCGGTTCTCCCCGGTCTCGTAACGTTGATAAGTACGCGCGCTATCGATTGAGAGCAGCAACGCTGCTTCTGCCATCGTTAGTTCTGATTTCGTGCGCCAGGTTCTCAAGTCCATGACGGATATATAGCGTAAATCGCTACATCGTTGTCAAGTGACGTTTAGCGATAAGCGCGATATCGTACTATAGCGAATTTCGCTAAAATGGTAACATGATGAGATTAAAAGAAATTCGCAAATCACAGAACATGACGCAGCAACAGGTTGCGGACGCGTTGGGTTTGCATTTGACCAACTACAACAAACTCGAAAACGGCAAAACGAAGCTGAGCGCCCAGCAAATGGAGCAGCTCGCGAAGATCTTGCACTGCTCGCCGTCAGACTTCATCTCCAGGCGGAGCGATGTCCGTGTGGTCCCCATACGCCAATACGTCGCCGCAGGCATTTGGCAGGAATCATCGCTGTGGGATGAAGACGATTGGTACGACGTCGCCGTCCCTGACGAGCCGGAATTTCGTCACTTCACGCTGTACGGCGCGGAGAGCAAGGGACCGTCAATGAACCGGCGCTATCCCGAGGGATCAGCGCTGATCTACACGAGCATGATGGAAACCGGAGAATCGCCTAAGCCCGGCCGTCGTTACATCATTGAAACAGAGCGCTCGGACGGGCTTCGCGAAGCGACAGTCAAGAAGCTTTGGCAGGATGAAAATGGTAAGCACTGGCTGCTACCCGAGTCTAATGACCCGCTTCATCAACAACCAATCGATTTGTCGGGCGGCGATGGTGAGATCGTCCGAATTGTCGGTCGCGTGATTTACTCGGTCCAGCGCGAAGTCGATTAAGACGCCTTCACCATTTGCAAGCAGCCTTAATCTTTTCAACAACTTCCGAGACGTTGGCGAGATCGAACTCTGCGTCAACGCGATCTTTGTCTTGCAGACGGATAAACAATCTCTCGTTGTCCTTCAGCGACTTTATGAAGGGGATAGCCTCCTTGCCGCTCCAAAGGCCGACCGCCTTGTAGTTGGTAGACCGAGACCATTTCCCAGTAACTGCTGGCGCGCCTCCAATCCGCGTTGTGACTGTGGGCTCTTCTCCAGACATGAACATTTCTGTCGAAATGATAAAGCTTGTCGTTTGCTCACGGCACGACATCAATAGATAGGCTGATGCGTTGTCAAACCCGGTGCTCGTGGATTTGGCCGGCATCAATGCGGCCGTTACAACCTTGCTATCATCGACTGGCGAGACTTCTTCCTGAACTTCCCACAACGAAGCGGCCGAAGACAAAGAAGCCGGCGCGGTTGCATTGGCGGGTTCACCTGCCCCGGCCTTCGGAAACATTTTGTCGAAGCATGTCAGCCGCTGAAGAGAGTCCTCAAGGCGAGCGCACTCCTGAGGATCCCGAGCCATCGCAGAACCGGCTGAAAGCAATATCGCCGAAACCAACAAAGCTGCCGCTCGCATTTCCTATTTCTCCGCACGTTAACCGAGAAATCACATTCGCAGCCCCCCTTCCCCTGTCAAGAAGGCCGGGAGCCCCGGCCTTTCTCTTCGCATGCAGATCGGACATAGCGTTTTCCGTTCAACGTCATTTCGCTGGGATTGAACTTTAGCGATTATCGCTACATTTGAACTTGACAATGATTTAGCGCTTATCGCTATATTTGTGGCGACCTACTGCAAGGAGCCGCAAATGATCCGAATTCAACGCCATTCCGAAACCGCCGCAGCGAAGATCGCTGCGGCGCCTAGCTGCATCCGCACGCTTGAAGAGCGATTGGCGGGCGACATGCGCGAACTCGCGTTCGCGGACCAGAACGTCAGCATCGAGACGCTGACGTTCTGGTCCGAGCCGACGCTGAAGCGCCTCCTGCCCGAAGCCGCGAAGATCGCGCGCCGTCAGTCCGTCCGCCAGGTCGCCTGACATGGACAATTACTTCACCCCTTTCGGCGGTCGCGTTGATCCTCCCAAGCAGATCACCCTTCGCGAACCGCCCCTCCGGACACGCCGCATTGTCGCGACCCTGTTCGCGCTGTGCTGCGTGGCCGGAGGCTGGATGCTCAACGATGCGGTCGACGTTGTGGTACGTGTCGTCGCCTCGCTGTGGAGGTGACCAATGGCAGTCAACACGCGCCTCGCTCCCCAACCTGTGTGGTCCTTCGTTCCCGATGGATCGGTCATCGATATCGCCTCGCCGGATCCCGCCGAAGTATGCTTCCTCGAAATGGGCAATTCGCTCTCGAAGATCGCACGCTTCGACGGCCGCAATCCTGGCGTTGCATTCTCCGTCGCGCAGCATTCGACGATGGGCGCGCAGGCGATCCTGAACGAGGGCGGTAGCCGATGGGAAGCCGCCCTGTTCCTGTTGCACGACGGTCACGAGTACATCGTCGGTGACCAGTCGAAACCATCGCAGGATCTCTATTCCTCAGTCGCCATCGATCTCTACGGCGAAGCCCGCATGCGCGACGCCGTTGCCACCTGCAAGGCCGCTTGGGATGAGGTGATCTATTTCGCCGCCGGCCTGCCAGGTCCCGAGGCCTGGACGCGAAAGCAGGCGAAGCTCGTCAAGGACATGGACAATCGCATGTGCCGCACCGAAGCGATCGCGCTCTTCGGACCCCGTGCCGGCCGCGAAATGCGCTCTCCACCGCTCCGAAGTTGACCGGTGCCATCAGGCCCCTTCCGGCTGGCAAGGCTGAAGAGGAATTCCGAAAACTGGCCGACCGCCTGATCGGCGAGGACCTGGTGCTCGAACGTGCCTCGATCGTCGCCGCCAACCGAGCCCTGAGGTGACATGTGTCTGGCTATCTCAACGGAGGCGCTGTGAAAATGGAATTGCTCACCCCCGAGCAAGCGGCCGGGCGCCTCGGCATTTCGACCCGCCAGCTCCGCGACTTGACGGACGAAGGTCTCCTGAGGTGGATTAACACCGGTCTCGGCAAGAAAAGACCGACACGCCGCTACACAGAAGCCGATCTGTCCGCATTCATCGAGGAGCGCTCTGCCAAATGTCGGTCTACAAAAGAAAGGGTCAGAACACCTATTCCTATGACTTCGTCTTACGGGGTCGTCGATTTTCAGGCGATATTGGTGCAACGAAGAAGCGAGAAGCAGTCCGCCTCGAAGAAGCCCGGAAAGAGCAGGCCAATGCGGAACTAGCCGAGCAAGCAGCCTTCTTCGGCAAGGAATTTACCCTTGATCTAGCAACGTCCCGCTGGTGGATGGAGATCGGCCAGCACAATGCCGCGCCCGAAACCACCCTTAAGAATCTCGAATGGCTGAAGCAACACATCGGCGCGAAGACGAACCTAACCGCTATTACCGATAGCGTGATCGCCAGCCTCGTCGCTCGGCGCCGAGGCGAACGCATTAAGGGAAACCCAAAGTCACCGTTCGTCAGCCCAGCAACGGTAAACCGTACCTGCACCCAGCCGCTCCGTGAAATCCGCCTGCGTGCGAAGAACGTCTGGAAAGTCGCCGTCGCCGAGTTTGACTTCGGACAGCATATGCTCGAGGAGCCCCAAGAGCGGGTCCGCGAAGCCTCGATCGAGGAAGAAGACGCGATCATGCAGCAACTCGAGCGCGGCTACGATGACGCTGTGGAGTTTGCATTCCTTAGCGGCTGCCGGCGCATGGAGATCCTCGGCCTGGACTGGCCGCATGTCGATTTCTTCTCGAAGCGCTTCACCGTCACCGGCAAAGGCGGCAAGATCCGCACCATCCCAATGTCGGACGACATCTTCGAACTCCTTTGGAAACAGAAAGACCATCATCCGACGAAGGTGTTCACCTATGCGGCCAAGCGAACCCTGAAAAAGCAGAACCTCGTCAAAGGCCAGCGCTATCCCCCCACCGATTCGGGTCTTAAGTCGGCAATGCGACGCGCCGTCCCGAACGCCAACGTAAAAAACTTCCGTTTCCATGACACGAGGCACACGGCCGCCACTCGCGTGCTGCGCAAGTCAAACCTCAGGGTTGCCCAGATCCTGCTCGGGCACCGCGACATTAAGACGACGACGAAGTATGCGCACGCGGTCGACGACGACGTGAGGAACGCACTTAACGCAGCGTCAGGACGTCCCACGAAAAGTCCCACGAGCAATGCTGCCGAAGACGGTAACGATTTGAATTTGGGGAAGAATTCGGGCTGA